GGATTTGGGCTGCTGGAACCGGAAGAATAGATTTTGCTTATACCGCAGGGGCTGCGCAGAATGCAGCCCCTGCTTTTATGGAGAGAGGGATTTTGCCTTGAGTGATTTTAAACTTGTATGCCCATGCCTGTTTGGGCTTGAAGGGCCTTTGGCTGATGAACTGCGGAAGATGGGAGCAGCTGATGTAAAGCCTCAGAATGGACGTGTAATCTTCGACGGCTCGGCTGAAATGCTTGCACGCGCTAATTTGTGCAGCAGGTATGGCGAGCGTGTGCAGGTGCTGCTTGGAAATTTCCCGGCACGGAGCTTTGACGAACTCTTTGATGGCGTAAAGGCACTGCCGTGGGAAAGGTGGATTGGTCGGAAAGATGCTTTCCCCGTGAAAGGCTCGTGCCTTAGCTCAAAGCTTGCAAGCGTGCCTGACTGCCAGTCGATTGTCAAAAAAGCAGTGGTTGAACGCCTTAAAAGCCACTATCATCTAAGCTGGTTTGAGGAAAGCACCTCTTTGCACCAGATCCATTTCCTCATCATGAAAGACAATGCCAGCATTATGATAGACACGACAGGGCCGGGGCTGCATAAGCGCGGCTACCGCGCAAACTCCACAGAAGCTCCAATCCGCGAAACGCTTGCGGCAGCTATGGCTTATTTTCTGCATTTGCGCCATGATTCCAACTTTATCGAAAACAAGACGCAAAATTTGATACAATTCAACGATTGCCCGCTCAGGGGTGTCGCTTGAGGTTTAGGGGTGTCGGTTTTGAGGCAGGAGCAAGGAAAAACGCCACACAGTATTGGAGGATGGCATGGCCAAGGACACTTATGTAAGAGACAAAAAGAAAATGAACTTCCAGAGCGTTGAGTCGATGCAGGGAGTTGTGAATGTCGTCAATGAAGCTGCGGCAGCATTAAATGACAAAAACCGCACAATCAGGGAAAGCGCAATTCCTGAGGTGTTGGCAGGAGCTTTAGGGGCGGGCATTGGAGGTGTAGGATCATTTGCTGCACTGTACGGACTTGGCGTGGTCGGATTATCTGCAGCTGGAATTACATCTGGCCTTGCTGCTGCCGGAGCGATTGTTGGTGGGGGAATGGTTGCTGGCGTTTTTGTCCTCGCTGCTCCGGTTGCAGGACTTGCTGCTGTCGGTGTTGGAGTTGCTTCCGCGCTTAAGAATAAGCAGCTGAGACAGGAAAAGGAGCGTCTGTACAAAGAGGCTCTCGCAAAACATGAAGCAATCATCAGGGAAATGAAAAAAGAAGCACATGCCGACAAAGAGAGGATGGATTACCTTCAAAGCCTGAATATTCTACTTCAACAGGCGATCAAAGACTTACAGCAAGATCTGGGAATTGTTGCATGAGTAAATACGATTATTCAGAGGTTGAGTGGCAGATTAACAATGTGCTTGCTCACCAGGCCAAAGAACTTAAAGAAATCGGTAAACTTGATACATCTAACTTGGATTCAAGGATATCTGAGAGCGAGGAGCTATTAAAAAGTCTTGGGTATGGCGATCAGCTTACTGCTCTAAAAACTTCCGGACTACAGGTGCCCGCCGAACAGCCGCATAAGGTTATGGTAGTTCCATCTTGGGAGAATCTGTGTAAAGAAGCCGAGGCGCATGTCGGCACAGGACATGATCTGGAGGAACTATTCACGCCAGAGGAGCTTTTGAGTAATGAGTGGGCAGTTCAGCAGCTGAATTACGAATACAATCAGCTGCATCATCTGGATAAATACGACATTGCCATATGTGTGGCAGCTGGTCTGCTCGGTGCTGCTGTAGACATACTTCTCGTTGGAATACCGCAGAAAACACCGGAAGGTCTCAAGGGCGGTACTCTTGCCAACTTTATCCGCGATCAATTTGATAAGAAGTTCCCGGAAGAAGAAATGGAGAAGCTTGCCAATTCCAAGGTCAGCAAAGTTCCTTATGATGCCCAGGATAACCGGAATACGAAGATATACGTCGATGGATTATCGGCTTACTATCACAGGCTGATGTCCTTGGGGCATGATCCTCTGATGGGATTAATCTTTGGAGTGTCGGATATTCTTACCGGGAGAATGACCACGATTGATAGGACGGGTAAGATCGTCTCGCAGGTCATTGAGAACTACGCTGATCGCAAGGAAAGCGACATATTCGCTGCTATTGCAAAGCAGATTATTCATTACAAGTCTGACATAACCACATCAATGGGATTACCGGCACCAATGATGGCATTGTTCAATTTGATGCAGTTCGGATCAATTGGCGAGGAGGAGCAGACCATCGCAGAGATTGTGCAGGGAATGTACTATGAAGGATATGACTTCATTCATTTCTGTACGCTCTCAATTCCAGTGATGATTGTCGAGGTCGTGACGCGGATTGGGTACTCGATTAAACGGATCAAGGAGGGACATAGCGTAAAAGAATCTATTCCGTTTTCTACAAATAGAGACAAGAATCCAAAACTGGCGACGATGTTGTTTATTGGGCATTCAGCCGCTACCGCTGTAAATGCAGGAAAAGTTTTCTTCACCAAGAATCCTATGGCCATCAATTATCCTCAGTGGATCGCCTTTGCAAAATACTCGTATCAGCAATTAAAATGGGTGCTTTTGGAGAAACCAAATGCACGCGACGCTTATGTGCGTGGGATTATCGATGAAGAGCTTAATGAAGTCTTTAAATCTGCGGATGAAACATTTGATGATGTATCTGCTGGCTATATAGTCGTCTTTGAGTAGGTGAAAAATGAGTTCAGATATTAGAGCAATTGAGACAGAGTACAACGGTTACCGTTTCAGAAGTCGCCTTGAGGCAAGATGGGCGATTTTCTTCCGGGCTATCAATCTTGATTATGAGTATGAGCTGGAAGGATTTCAAATGGATGACATACGATATTTACCAGACTTTTATATACCGAGTATAGATCGGTGGCTTGAAATTAAAGGTCAGCCACTATCAATCCCAGAGATTAAGAAATGTGAAGAGTTTTGCTACAGAAAAGGGAAAGACGACATAAAGTTCTCTATTTTAATCGGAGCACCACAACCTGTGATGTATCAAGACGAAGGCACTGGTCAACATTTATTGGGAGTCATGGAATATACATGGGAATGGACGACTTCAAAGCTATATCCTGAAAACACACGAATTTTAGCACAGGGAATCGTTCGAGAAGAATACTATTCAAGGTTTATTCCTGCAATCTGGAAAGTTCAGAATGTTACAGATGAGCAGCTTATGGATGCCGCGAAAAAGGCAAGAGAAGCACGTTTCGAGTTTGGAGAAAAACCAGAATAAAAAGAGAGCCTGACCGCCGGATTATTACTGGCAGTCAAGCTTTCTTTATGCCTTGATTTCCTGCCCATTGCGGAAGGTGAAGCGGATGTCATCCTTGGAGTAGACGGTGAGATGATCGACCAGTCCGTTGAAGGCGTCGAGGGAGAATTCAGTCAGGCTGTCGGGCGTGTTTTGGAAGGCTTTGAGGAAGTCCTCGTATCCGGCTTTCCGGGACTGGGTTTCTTCGATCTTTGTGGTGAGCTCGTCGATGCGGGTCTTGAGTTTGTCGTACCGGTTGGCGAGGTCATCGTAGCGCTTCTGGTAGGCGCTCTGGTCGAGAGCTGTCCGGGCGTTCTCAGCTATATTCTGCTGGACGGCGTCTGCAACGACCTGAGCCTCGTCCATGAGCCTGTCGCGTTCGGATTCCAGCTCGTCGGTTTTGAAGAGGAGCGGCAGCATCTCCTTGCCGTTGGCGATGACCTCGGCTTTTGTTTCGAGGAGCTTGTTCACCGCCGACAGGAATGCGGTCTTTACTTCGCTGTCGTCTATGGCTGGTGTGGTGCATTTCTTCCCGACATCGTATTTGTGGTTGCAGCGCCATATGGTTTTCCTGTATTTGCTGTTGGAATGCCAGACCTTGGAGCCGTAGAACGAGCCGCACTGCCCGCATCGGATTTTGCTGGAGAAGACGTGGACGCCGCTGTGGTACATAACGCCGTTGCCGCGTTTCTTCATCTCGCGTTGGACCAGGTCGAAGGTCTCCGGTGCGATGATCGCTTCATGGTCGCCTTCCACGTAGTACTGCGGGATTTCGCCCTCGTTGACCTTCGTCTTTTTCGTGAGGTAGTCGACTGTGTAGGATTTCTGCAGCAGGGCGTCGCCCTTGTATTTCTCGTTTCCGAGGATGGACTTGACGGTACTGATGCTCCAGTGATCCTTGCCGCCGGGTGTCTTGATGCCGTCATTGGTAAGCTGCTTGGCGATGCCGTTGTAGGTCAGGCCCTGCAGGAAGAGCCGGTAGATGCGGCGGACGGTTTCTGCCTCCTCTGGGTTGACGATGAGCTCGCCATTCGGACCGCGGTCGTAGCCGAGAAACCGGTGGAACGGAACCGTCACCTTGCCGTCTGCGAATCGCTTACGTTGTCCCCAGGTGCAGTTCTCGGAAATGCTCCGGGATTCCTCCTGCGCAAGGCTCGACATGATGGTGATCAGCAATTCTCCTTTGCCGTCGAAGGTCCAGATGTTCTCCTTCTCGAAGTAGCATTCGACGCCGTTTTCCTTGAGCTTTCGGATGGTTGTCAGGCTGTCGACGGTGTTTCGGGCGAATCGGCTGACGCTCTTGGTGACGATCAGGTCGATCTTCCCGGCAAGCGCGTCCTCGATCATGTTCTGGAATCCGATACGTTTCTTGATGCCGGTTCCGCTGATTCCCTCGTCCGTGTAGACATTCACGAATTCCCAGTCATCACGGCTTTTGATGTAATTGGTGTAGTAATCGATCTGCGCCTCGTAGCTCGTGAACTGGTCGTCATGGTCTGTTGAGACGCGGGCGTATCCGGCGACCCTGCGTTTTTTCTTCTCTGTGATGGGAGTGGAGGAAAAGCGCGTCCGGGATGCCGGGATCGTGGTCACTTTCTTTTGCTGCTCCAATGTTTCTCACTCCTTATTCTCTTCATGTTTTCGCTGATTTTCTGCCTGCGTTCCGGTGTGAAGCTGTCCCTGATGGCCTCAGTCTGCTTTTCGCGGCGCTCGTCCGTCCATGGGATGCCTTCCTTCGCGTATTCATAGTCTCGTTCGGCTGCGCTGCCGTCGGTGAAGTGGAAGGTCAGGTGTGTCAGGTTCCGGACGCTGATGTGGTCTATCCGTTCGAGGAAGACCTGCTCGTCGAATTCATCAAGCCCGAGGACCTCGTTAATGATTTCCTTCAGGTGATCCTCGCGCAGGCTTTTGCCGGGATGGTTTTTCTTGTCAGCGCACTTCCAATAGGCGTTCTGGTGGCCGTCGGCCATGACGCATGTCTGCTTGCGGTAGTTGCAGCCGCATTCCTCGCAGCGGATCTTCGTGGTGAAGCAGGTGATATCGTCACGCGTGACCGGGTGCCGCCTGCGGTACTGAGATGCACGCTTCCGATTCTCCTCAGTCCACGACTCCTTTTTCGCATTCCGGTACCAGTGGTGTTCAAGCGTGGTGCCGTCCGTGAATTCGAAGATCATCATCCCGGTCTCTGGAACCGTAATCCGTTCGACACGCTCAGAGAAGATGTCCTCGTCAAATTCCGGGATGCCGAGCACTTTGGCACATTCCTCTTTCAGGACGCTTTCGCGGATCGTTCCGCTTGAACAGGATGGGCAGTTTGTTTTCTTGTGTGAGGTGCAGGCCCAGAAGGTGTATTTCTCTCCGAGCCTGCTCATCTTTGCTCGGTTCCTCCGTGTGGAGCGGACGAAACTTCTGCCGCATTGTCCGCATTTGATTTTCGTGGAGAAGCAATTCAGGGTGAGCGCCTTGTTGCCAAAGCAGCCAAGCTCCCTGCGCCGCGCCATCTCGGCCTGCGCGTAGTCGAATGTCTCCTTGCTGATGATGGCCGGATGCGTGTTCTCCACATAGTATTGCGGCAACTCGCCGCGGTTCTTCCTGACCTTCTTCGTGATCGGGTCAACGGTGTATTCCTTCTGGTAGAGCATGTTGCCCGTGTAGGTAACGTTCGTGAGGATCACCTTCAGATTGGAATCCACCCACGGCGCTCCGGCACGCGTCTTGATGCCTTCGGCGGCGAATTCCTTCTCGGTTTCCTGCCGGGATTTCCCGTCAAGGAAGTTCTGGTAGATGCGGCGTACGATGGCGGCCTCCTCCGGGACGATGACCATCTCGTCACCTTCCCAGCGGTACCCGTAGACGTTCATGTGACCGTTTGCATAAGGCAGTCCGGCCTGCATCCTTTTGCGGATTCCCCACTTCACATTGTTGGAGATGCTTTCGGTTTCAGACTGTGCGAACGAGGCGAGCAAGGTAAGCATGACCTCGCCGTCACCGGACAGGGAGTTGATGTGCTCTTTTTCAAACCGCACCTCAATGCCCAGCTTCTTCAAATGTCGGACGGTCTTCAGCAAGTCGACCGTGTTCCGCGCGAACCTGCTGATGCTCTTGGTGAGGATGATGTCTATCTTCCCGGCTTCGCAGTCAGCGAGCATACGCTGGAACTCAGGCCGTTTCATAGTGCTTGTACCGGTGATGCCTTCGTCCGCGTAGACGCCTGCGTACTGCCATTCCGGATTCTTCTGGATCAGCTCCGAATAGTAGCTGACCTGTGCGGAGAGGGAATGGTGCAGGCGCTCGGTCTCCATCGACACACGCGCGTATGCCGCCACCTTCTTCCGCTGTGGTAGAGCCTTGATTTTAGGCTCAATTTTCGTGATTTTCGGCATTGTATCACTCCTTTCGTCTTGTCTATCTATCACTCTGTTTCAGACACATAGCAAGCGTTACGGGGATAATAATGTGCCGATTATCGGGCTGTATTTCTCCTTCATTTTGGTGTCTATGACCGCGTATTCATCCTCGGTGATAAGGCCCTGATCCAGCATCCTTTTGAACATTTCCATGCTCGCCTGGTAGAGCTTCTCCCGTTCGAACTGCTCATCACTCATGGCCATCACCGCCTTTAAACCGGTCTGCGATATAGCAGGCGTGCGAGCAGTACTTACGGTGCCGGTTTCCATAGGCCGAGAACCGTTTTCCACAGTGAGCGCAGTTGAATGTGTAGACGGCCTTTCGATTGACCTGTTCCGGGTGGGCGTTCCACCAGCTGAGACGGCAGGCGTCCGAGCAGAACCGGACTTCCTTCCGACCGGGAGTCTGTTTTATTGGCTTCCCGCAGTACTGGCAGTAGGAGCCGTCCGGTGTATTCTCGTCAGCCGTGTCGGCAATTTGTCCGGTGAGGTTGTTCCTGCGGCAGAAGGCGGACACCTGATTTTTCGTGAGTCCCAGCGCATTGGCAATCGCAGCGTACCCGTGGCCATCACCGCGCAGCTTGCGGATCTGCTGTTTCTGTTCTTTATTCATGAGAAAACCTCCAGTCACTTTCCACTGGAGGCTGGAGGCCCGTTTTGACGAAGCGGAAACGAAAAAAGGCCCACCAGCAATCCCAGATAAGGGAAAGCCAGTGGGCCTGAAAGGTGATGTATTTATTTCACGCGAATCCGCCATCCGACCTGGATGAGATTCACATTCTTGATAAGCGAACTGTTCAGCTTCTGGATCGCGGAGACGGACGTGCCGTACTTCTTTGCGATGCCGGAGAGCGTATCTCCGCGCTGAACCGTGTAGTAGGTTGTCGTCGTCTTCTTGGCGGTTGCGCCGAGCTTCTCGTTGACCTTAGCCTGTACGACGTTGTAGTCGTATCCGGCGGCTGTCAAACGGTTCTTACGGTCGGAGCCATTGCCCCATTTCCCGGCAATGACCTCAGAAGCAATCTCATCAACAGACTTCTTCGCAGTCGCGGTTGCCGTGCTGGTGGATGCAGTGCTCTTGCCGTAGCCGTTGAAGCCGCCGCTTTTAATCGTCGTTGGGAAGTCGATGTAGGAGTAGTCCATATCGACGTTCCCGCCGATGCCGCTGACCTTGCCTTTGGACGAATACTGCCAGACGCCGTAAGCGCCGGAATACGAGCATTTGCCCGACCACTGCGCCACCCAGACGGTGAACCGCTTCTTCACGGCATCCGATACCACAGAGTTCAGGCTGGAAAGCGAGGTATAGAAACCTGCGTAAAAACCGTGACTCTCAAGTTCCGTGCAGAATGCGGTGATGAGACTTGAGCAGAAATCCCGTCCCTTGGAAAGCTGGGACTTCTCCTCGATGTCGAAGTAGACCGGATAGTCGAGCTGCTTGCCGGAGAGAACCTTGGCGCAGGACTGCGCTTCCTGCTTCGCACCGTCAGCGGATGTGGCGTATGAATACCAGTATGCGCCGATGTGGAGCCCGGCAGCTTTCGCCTTGTTGTAGTTGCTGTCGAAATACTTGTCCTTGTTCCCGTTCCCGTATCCGGCGCGGATGATCACGAAATCAATGCCGGATGATTTCACCTTGGAAAAGTCAATATTGTTTCCCTGCCAGACGGATACGTCGATTCCCTTGTAAGCCATAATTATTGTTCCTCCTTGTCGTTTTTGTCGTGAAGCTGTTCCAGCACATCCTTGAGCTTGCCGGGAATCGGCAGCCCGAGGTGCGCCGCGTTCTCTGTGAGACTGAGCCCTTCATTCGAGATATAAAAGAATATGATTGCTGTCCTCAGCACGCCCTCATGTCCCAGCACATGAATGTCGAGAATGTTGGCGATGCCGACCAGAATGAAGATCAGCACTTTGCGGCAGATGCCTTTGAATCCGACCGCAGACGAGAGCTTCTTGTCGCTGATGGCGCAGAGCACGCCGGTGATGTAGTCGCAGACTACGAAGATGATCAGTGCGATAAGCAAGCCGTCGCATCCTCCGAGAAAGTAGCCGAGCCATCCGCCAATTGCGGCGAAAATGAGCTGTATGGTTTTCCAGAATTCCTTCATCAATGATTCCCTCCTTGTTTTTGAGCAAAATGAAAGGCCGCCAGTGGTACGCTGACAGCCTTGAAAAAACTCTGTGATTTATGAAGTTATGAGGTGTCG